ACTAATTGTCTTTGACTGTTAGTTCCATTAGCATCTAAAACTGGAATACTTAAAAATTTTTCCATAATAATAATAATTTATGAGTTAATAATAATGTTATGCAATAGCAATATTGCTTACTGCGTATGATGGGTATGCCTTTCTACTTACATTAGTCCATGCAGTTATTAATGCATCTTGAACTTGTGTTTGTATGAAGTTTCTAAACTGAGTTCCAGAATTTGATCCTGAAGCTGCTCCTACTGTTGCGTGAGTAATAGTTATTACTTTTCCGCTGCCATAACTTAAAGTTGTTGAAGTTGCTGATGCAGCCTCTACAAGTTTTAAATCACCACAAGGTACTAAATGATATCCTTCACCTGTTACTGGAATACTTAAAAATTTGTCCATAATAATAATATGATTTATGAGTTAATAAAGTACAAAGATAGCAAAAAAAAAGCTACCCTTTTAAGGTAGCTAATTTCCAGTTAGTTGTTAGTTTTACTTTATTTTATTCTTAAGAAGTTTATAAACCTCTAAACCATCGTCACTTTTCATAAATGAAGCAACTATAAAATTAGGGTCTTCTCCAAAAGGAATGGTAAGCATTTTCTTTTTATTATTTGGAAGATTGTAATAAACATCTTTTCCATTGTTTCTTGTAGACAAAAGTGATAAGTTAAAAAACTGATACACATCATCCATAAGTTCTAACATTGGATCATTAATAGTGTCTAAGAAATCGTCTGGATTGTTTTTAGCATAAACTAATATATCTCTTTTTAATTCTGCTGTTGTCATATTTTCTACAGCATTACCCATCAACACTCTACATATTTGTGTTAATTTAGAAACATCTTTAGTAATTTTTTTAGCTTCTATTTGAGCTTCTAATTGAAATTCAACTTGTTCTAATTCAGAAGCAGCATCACGCTCTCTGTTTATTTCTTCAAAAACAAATCCATTACTTGGATGTAGTGCTACAAATTGTTGTAAGTTTTGGTTTTCTTTACCAACTGATAACATTCCATCTTCAAAAACAATAGGTTCTAAAATAGCATTTCCATCTTGCTGGTTTTCAAAAGGTGACTTTTGATTACGAGCATAACGTAATGGTTCATTAACGCCTGTTTCTTCGTTAAAATGTAATAAAGGTGATCTCTGTGAATGTCGTGAAGATAACATATAAGATAAAGGAGCTTTATCTCCTTTTAATCGATAAGCTTTTGCTTTGTATTCTACTTTTTTTGTTGTCATTATGATATAATTTAATTTGATTTATAAAAAATAATTACCCCCGTCATTATAACGAGGGTAAATATTACTACTATTTACTATGCATCTTGGAATAAGAAGAAGTTGTTTGCACCTAAAGTACATACAGCTCTTTCACTCAAGAAATTTACTTCCATTGCATCTAAGTCACTTGTTCTTGCACCACCAGCAGAACCAGTAATCCAAGACTTGTAACGTCTGTCTTCAGTTTCTGAAGCTCTGTAACGAACATGTAAGAATGGTCTCTTAGCGTTCTTACCTAAGACTTGATCATATACAGTTGTAGAACCAGCTGGAACTAAAAGTCCATTGACTTTACCTGCATTAAGACCACCTCTCATAGTAGGATCGTTTAAGTATTTCCAGTCAGACTTGTAGAAGTCATAACCTCTACGGAATCCTGTGAAACCTAAATTAAGAGCCATATCTTTATCATTATCAAATAAACCATAAGAAGTACCACCTGCTCCATAAGAGTTTTGTGATGCTAACATATCGTCAATATCAAATGAAAATTGTCTGTCTACAAAAATAACATTTTCTTCAATAGATCCTTGCTTGTCAAGTCTTTGAATAATGTTATCAAATTGAGCTAAAGTCTGTGGGTTTCCACCACCAAATACATTACCTCTATTTCCTACTACAAAGAAAATTCCTTCAGATCCAGACTCATTAACTACAGAAGCTCCTGCTGCTGTACCTTGTAAGTAATCTCCTGCTCCAGAACCTGCTGCTGCTGGTACTGCTTCAATCATTGCTGTTTCTAAGTAATCTTCAAAACGTAATCTTGTATCATGTTCAGATTTTAAATACCATAAGAATCCAGATGCTCCTTGTTCAGATGTAACTTCGATCCATCCAATTTGAGCCATGTCAGAACCAGAAACAGAATATTTGTCTTTGATAATGATTGGTTTGTTTTGGAAAATAAAATCATCAGCTTCTAAAGAACCTTGCATTCCATTTACACCTTTTGCAAATTCAGAACCGTATACAAAAATATCACATGAAGTTGCTGCTGCCATTGCTTGACCGCCACCTTCATAGTATGCAATTGTTACTACGTTTGGATTTGCAGCCGTTGGAGCTACAGAAATAATACCTTTGTTCTGTAAAGTTGAACCAGCTGTATTATCAGATACCATTACAGTTTGACCAGCTCTAAGAGCAGCCTGACTTGATGTACCACCTAAAGCTGGGTTGAAGTTTGAGATGTTATTTGGAATAGTCCAAACAGCAGCGTCAACTCCAGCAGCAGCTGCTGATGTACATGCTTGATATTTAGTGTGTAATCTTCCTTGTTCTGCCCATTTGATAAGGTCAGACGTTGAAGGCATTTCAGCTCCTACCATTCTTAAGAATGATGCTACTGATCTGTTTCCATAACGCTCAAATTCCTTTTCATAAGTATCTGGAAGATACTGATTTAAGAAATCAAAGTTAGTTATGTAGTTTGTTGATAAAGGAGTTTGCTGCGCACTTGGCTGCAAGTCAAATCCTGGGGCTACATTTACTGCCATAATTTGTTGTTTTTTTTAAAATTAATTATTTTTTCTACTTCTAATTTTGAGTCCTCTTCCACTATCGTTACTTGAATCCATGGGTCTTATCGTAATTCCGTTTTTTGAAACCGATTGTGATTGTTGTCTGACATCCATATTAATGTTTTTAGATTTTCTTGAAACATTATCTACGGTTTCAGCAACCCCTTGGTCATAAAAATGTTTGGCAAACTTGTCAGGATTCATAGCAACCGAAAAGGCTTTATGGTATCCTACAGGATCAGCAATTAAACCATCTTTATCCATAAATTTGTTAATAAAATTATTAACGTCAGATTGAACATTTTTAAGTTCTTGTGCATCTCCTGGTTTAAAAGAAATATTTTTTTCACCAACTGAAAATTCAAAACCTTTGAATTCGCTGTTAAAAACCGACTCGGTCTTATCTAAGAAATAATCATACTTTTTTTTGTTTCCCTCTGTAACAGTTTTAGATTCCTCTACATACTTTTTATAAGCATCAATTTCTTCTTGCTGATCTTCTGATAATCCACCCCCGCTTGACTCAAGAGGAGCTTTATATTTATCTTTCTGTTCATTAAGAAATTTCTTTGCCTTAGAAAGTTCTCTTTTTTTCGCTAATTTTATTTTTCTAATATCCTTTTCATCGTCTAAGTCTTCGTCATATGAAAACTTATCTTCAATAATATCTTGGATATCATCTGAGTCTAAACCTTCTTCAGTCGACTCATAATAATTAGCAAGTATAGCATTGTCCTCCATGCTATCAATGTCTTTTTGTAAATTATAAAAGTCATTAATACCACGACCAGTTTCCTGCTTATACTTTAAATACGCAGATACATCTTCTGGTAAATCAGAGTTTGCCTCTTTTTCCGCAAACAATTCATCAACTGAATTAATATCTTTATTGTATCTTTTTTTAATATATGAAATAACATCATCATCAGTAAATTCTGGTAGTGATGTTTCTTCATTCTTAGTTTCATCAACCGATATTTCTTCGGTAGTTGAATTTTCTTTATTACTAAAATCTATTTTATCAATAGATTCGTCTTTTGTTTCTTTTTGCTCAAATTGTTCTTTGTGTTCTTTTAACAAAGTTTCTTCAACTTGCGCTCTTGATTTCTCTTCGACATTTCCGTCTACTGCTTTTACTGTAAATTCCATTTGATTTTATTTTTAACAAAGTTAATACTTATTTAATTATAATTTTAGACTATTTATCTTGGATTAAATTCTGCTAAATCAAACCCATCTAAGCTGTCTTCGTTGGACTCAAAGTTAATAGCTGGTAAATCTCTTTTCTTCTGTTCGATCATTTTAGAGGTTTGAGTTGACTGCTGACTAATCCTTTCATTTTTTGCATTCTCTCTTTCATTCTCTCTGGTTTTTAAGTTTTCACTCTCTAAACCTTTTAATTGCATTTGCATCTGGAATTCCACTTGCATTAACTGTTGTTTTAATTCAGCTTCTCTTTGTAATTTTTGAATATCAAAAGCAACCTCCGCTTCTTTTACTGCAATTTTAGATTGAGTTTCTACCTCATTGGTTTGCATTGCTAATTGTGCCGCAGCTTGTTGCGCTTGCATTTGCATCTGCGCTTGCATTTGTTGTTGTTGCGCTTGTTGCTGCTGCTCCATAAGTTGTTTAGCTTTACGCTTAACTTTAAGCAATTGATTCGCCATTTTTAAATTAGATATTTCTCTAATATCAATAGCGTCTTCAAGATTAATATCTGATTTTGATAAAGCCATTTGAATGTTTTGTTCCAACATAGCTTTTTCTTCTTCGTCTGGCATAAGTTCTATAAATACACCAAAGTCATACAGATACAAATTTTTAATATCTTCTATTATACTTAAATTATATTTACCTATTTGCATTGCAAACTCATCTTTAAAATCAGCAAACTCT